TTCTGCTGTCATTAAATTTTCTGATAGAAAAGTATTAAAAGTTAGAATTATTCTTGAACAGCCTTATTTTAACGAAGAAGAAATAATGCACACCTATTGGGCCACAGATTATACCGGATCTACATCGGACAATAGCCCATTCTTTGGTTCTGTAAGATTTAATCCAGAATCCTTAAGCAAAGATATTTATCAGGAAATAAATTACAACAAAGATGCAATAGTTCCACCGTTGAGTAATCCAAATATTTTCAAGAAAAATAACGTTACCAGCAAAGAAATAACTATATCGGTAAAAAAAAGAACCACAACCACAAACACATCTGAGTCAGTCCAAACATTTACTGTTCCACTAAAAATACAAAGAGATATAGTTAAGGCCAAAAGAATGTCTATTGGATTAAGAGATGTTTCAGTCGAGTATATTGAATATTTGGATTCGGCAGAAATTATCTCTCTACCTTACGTTTTTGATTATCCAGTAGAGTCAGTAATGCTTGGTATAGAGAGCGACATAAAAAATGTTTCTTCAAATATTCAACTTATATCATCTGAAATATCTGTTGATGATGGGAATAACTGGCTTGAAATAAGCTCCACTCAGTATGGATTTAATTCTTCTACCTCATCGTTAAATCCAGAAGTTTTAGTATTCAATCAAAATATTTCACCAGGTTACAAGCTTCCAGGAGTGGGGTACTATAATTATCCAAAGATTCCACAAGAGGTTAAAAGTATCTTGGTTAAAATAAAAATGCTAAAAGATTTAAATACAAACGTTGTTCCAACTGTGTATTCTTATACGTTGGCCGCAAAGGTTAAAAAAATATGAACATTTCAACAATTCAAAAAAGAAGATTTTTAAATAATATATATAAATTAATATATTCTTCTGGTCAAAAACCTTCTGAGCAAGAAGTTAGAAAAGCATTTAATGAATACTTTAGCGTAAACCAACCGGGCTATCCAATTAGGGTAGATTACGATCTTCTTAGAACATCAAATAAAACTAATGTTGATTTATTAAATCAAATAATGACTAATACAATTTATAATGTTGATATTTTATACGACACAATTTTAGATAATAATGAAGAATTATTTTCTATTGTTACATCTCTTAATAAAAAATTAGAAAATTTAAAAAAGAAAAGATTACAATTAGAATCAAAAGTAGATGATCTTATATTTATGAATAATAATTCTGATGGATATTTTTATTCTTTTACAGAAAATTTTATATCCGCAGACAAATTAGATTTATCATTAACCGATTCAGCATTCTTTGATCCCAAACTTAGAAATGTAACTATTAGCAAATTAAAATCTGAACAGTTTAATGTTATGACTGTTGATAATCTTAATGGAAATAATGTTAATTTTGCAGTAACAACAAATGGTCAAAAGTTAGTTCAAAGTATTGATAAAACAAATTTTAATAATATATTTGATGGATTAACGGATACGTATTGGGAGCATTCTGTGTCCTTGGGTAACCCGCAACCGGTCTCCTTAACAATCAGCATACCAGTTAACAAAACCTCGATATTATCAAAGGTAGATGGGATTCTTTTTACTTCATCTCCGGTGAATATTATGATGAGAGCAATATATTCTGATCCAGAAAAACCAAATGAAATAAAAACAAAGACATCAAGATCAGATTATGATGCATTTTCTTTTGCTATTCCAGCAGATTCTTATTCAGCAATAGAAATAGTTTTATATAAAAATGAACCAGATTACATAGATCAAAATAGTTCTAGCCCATATGTTTATAAATTCGGTTTAAGAGAAATGATAATTGGATCAAAATACTATGCTAAGTCGGGCATTCTGGTTTCTGCACCTATATCCATCGCTACAAAAACTAATTCAAATTTAATAATAGATGCGATTTCTATGGATGTTAAAGAACAGGTTGTCCCCGGAACATCGGTGAACTACTACGTTGCCGCCAATAATCCCACTGCACAAAATATTAATGATTACAATTGGATTCCAGTATCTCCAAAGGGATCAGAAAGCTCTGGCTATAACCCCGTTGTTTATCTTGATGGATCAACTAGAAATAATGTTTATATATCAAATACACCTGAAGATGACGAACTAAAATATATACCGATTAACTCCTCAGCAGCAAACGCAAATGAATTAAATCCAAATAATAAAATATATTCTGGAAAAAATGCCTACAGAATTACTGCACTTAGTTCTGAAGAAAATTATTTGAACCCAATTCTTTTGGGCGGAGTAGATTGTCTCAAGCATAATTATTTGATATATCCAGGCGCCTCTGCTGCAGATGGAAAGTATAAAGATCTTGAATATTGGGCTGATGTATTTAATAATAGGCCAGCTTCACTTTTATCAAACACGCTAAAAGAACAAATAGGCTCCATAAATCCAGGAATAAATTCTTATAGTTCTGGGTATATAGAAACATCTATAATAAGACAGGGTCCTGTAAGTATTATACATAATGTCTCAAAATCCAATCCTAATTTTAATTTAGCAATATATTTAAATGGGGTTTTAATAGCGGATCTTCCAAAAGGAACAGCAACTAAGGCTGTTGAGTGGGAGTTCAAATCAGGAATTAATAAAATAATAATAACTTATGATAAATTGGTATCAGGACAAGTTTCCTTTAATCTGATAGAAGGTTTGTCCTTAACTAGATATGGATTAATTTTTGTTGATTATTTTAATTATTTAGATCCATTTGAGTTTCAAAATAAAGTAAATGAAGATAGTTATTATTTTACAATAGATACAATTTTTGGAAGAAAAGAAGTACTAGCCTCAAGAGAGTTATCGGGAAAATCAAACTTTATTTATACCTCTAATAATCCATCAGCAGTAAATGCTGTCAGGTATAGGATGGATTTAAATAGGTATGAGGATCCTTTGGCATCTCCCATAGTTGAATCTGTAAGAATTAAGTTTAAACACAGGGATGCATAAAGCCAGTATTTCTGGTACTAGTTGATTAGGAAGAATTAAATGCCAATAACTTATACAAAACAATCTCACACAAAAAGACTGATAGAACCTCTTTTTTCTAGGTTTAGACAAAAATATAGAGGAACTAGAAATAGCAAAAAAGAGAATTTAGAAATCAATTCTTTACTTGCCGACTTTAATAGGATTAATAATCAATTGGATTCGATAAGTTTAACTTGCGATAGTTACTCTATAGGTATTAATGGTAAAATATTCTCTTTAGTTGAACAAGAAGTACTCGTTGACGGGGTAAACATCCAACCCGAAGGTGTTACTGCGTATTCATTAAATATTGATGCAACGCCAAGTGCGTCTAGTATAAGTATAAATGATATTGTAAAAATTACAGGAAAATTATCTAGGCTTCAAAGTAAAATAAAATTTTTAGAAAATAGGATTTAATATGGCAGATTCAATTAATACGCAAAAAAGAAACGTGCAATATAGAGGTCCAGTAGACAGCTCAGAATACAATCAAAGAATTGAAGAAAACTATAAAGATCTTTTATACTTATATAATAAATCAAATATTCTTGATCAGAAACTTTCTGAGGCTTTTCAAAGAGTCTTGAAGGACCAAGCATACCTGGTCAGCGCGGTCGATGATCTTGTCGATAGGGTTGAAGCACTTGAAAATGAGACAAATACTCTATCAATATATTCTTTCTCACAGCTTGACTATGTAAATTTTGTTGGAACAAGTTTTTCTATTTCTAGCACGAATCTATTAAGCCTAGATCCATACTATAATGTCATAACACTTCCAAAGGTTAGCGGATCTTCAAATTCAAAGTTAAAGTTTCACACCTCTGGTGCCTCCTCTTCTCAAGTTGTTCCGGATTTCTTTAAAACATTTATACAAAATAACTATGCAGGCGTTGACACGGCCGGGGCTATAGTTAATACCACTGCAACGTTCAATGCAATAATAGATAATCCAGATAAGATTTGGAAACGTAATATAATTACACAATCCACCTCTCCTTCTGGGGCCCAGATGATGTTTTATGTAAAAATACCATCCGAATTTACTGGATCAACAAAAACAAACTGTATTAAATTTAACCCATTTCCCGTATATTCAGTCGATATTTCTTCGATAGAATATACAACAAAATTAAATCCAACACTAACAGAGTCTGATTCTTGGATACCATTAAATTCTTCTGCCCTCTACAACGGGGTTAGCACGGCGGTGGGCAAAGTCCCACCTGGTGGATGGCTTGTATCTGGATCGGATACCATATATAACTCTGGTCCACTTTCTTTTTATTTCCCAGATAAAGAAATAACAGCAATAAGAATTAAGATGGTACAGAGAAGCTATATGCAGGAAGAAGGGAATTATATATATACATATGGCCTTTCTGATCTTGATGTAAGATATGATAAATTTTTGCCATCTGGTAAAACTATAATTAAGTTTACTCCTCCAGACGGTTCTTTAATTAATAATATAATTAGTGTAGACCCAGTAATCTATAATGTTCCCTTGAGCCAGATGTCAAACGCCTTTAGCTATAGGGTTATTTACGACGACGGTGCCGGAAACTACAGCACTACAAATCCAGAAGCTTCATCCAGCGTATGGATAGAAGTTACCCTAAACATGTTAGAGGATAAAACTGCACCCGTGCTTTGTGATCTAAGAATTCAGTATGATTAATGGTTAAAAACCAAAAATCATTTTACTATAGATAGTGTAAACCGCATTATACAATAAGGAGATATCTCATATGGCAACCTTTTACGTAGGTCCAAGACCAGTATTGAAGGGTCGTTCTACTGCAGATATGGTGAACGTATTCAAGGGTACGGCTGGCACATATTCATTTTACCCACTATTTGCTAAGGGTCTTTTGGATGGAGCTCCAGACAATCATCATGTCCCAGGCACTGGTCGTCATCCAGGAAATGTTCTTTTATCACAACTATTTACTGGCTCGACACTCTACGCTGGGACAACTCCACTAGCAGGCACATTCGCAGATGGAGTTGGCTACGAAGGAGCTCGTTTTAAGCCATTTGAATTTAAGGGCTTAGTAGGGGCAACAGCATTTCCTTCTGGCTTCGGTCACGCCGATAGAGTAAGTGACTATAGCTACAATAATTATATATTTGATGGTGTTACATCATCCAATATATTTACAGGCACTGGTCATGGTCCGAGAACAGAAGCGCAAGGTGCACCAGCATCCTTTGGCGTTTTTAGACCGAATGATGTTCATGGTGTAGCAAGTGCAACAGTATTTACTTCAGGCTATGGTCAAGCAAATACAGAATCCGATTATGGCAGAAACAAAGTACTGGAATACAAAGGTTTGGACTCAGCAAAAGCATTGTAAGCATTACTAAAAAATATATTCTGTGCTATACTAATAGCACGGCGACAACAATCCCGTCTGATCCCAGACGGGATTGCTGTTTATACGGATCATTTTTATAGGTTTTGAGTATTTTATTAAGGATTATAAATGTATTTAGATGCTCTCGAAAAGGTAATCAATGAAGACACGATACCTTTTGACACAGCAGAAAAATATTTAAATTTATTTTTAGGTGCATCTGATTGGGATAGCCACATAAAAAAACTGTGGAAAATGTCTGGATCTAAAGGGCTTACGGAAGAGCAAAGAAAATCCTTTGTGAAAAAAACTATAAGCTGCGCAACAATGCTGCCTCTGCTTGAGGGCACTACTATTCCTACTCCTCCAGATAAACTTTTGTTTTGGTGTACAGCTTGGACACAGTTTAATGAAAGAGATTGGTTTGAATTATTTAAAGAAAATATTAAAGAAGATATAAAAATTATAAAAGATAGAAATCAAATCATTAAGTTAGGCATTGTAGATCCAATAGATGTATCACCATTAACTAGACAGGCATTTAATTGGCTTTATAATAGAGCAAAAGAAGTTTCTGATTTAAATCAAGAGAATGCAAAAGAGTTAGAGATAAAATTTTTTAATCTTGTAAAAGCTTACGGCGGTGCAATAATATGTAATATGTTTGTTAAACATAAAAGCAATGTTAACAAGGTGTTTAATTGGAGAAGTGGTTATTTTTTTGAAAAAGAAATACACAAAGTTTATAAGATTGATGAAATAATAAAGATCAAAAGTACAGAATTACAAAAATTAAATCAAAAATACGTAAAGAAAATAACTATACTTAAATAGGAGATATACATAATGTCATTAGAAATTGAAAACGGAAACCCAGACCTAGCATACGCCGCCTCAAAACAGGCATCAATGTTTTCCTTCAGATTGACAGATGATTTTGTTGCTGGGTATAAAGATAAAATAGTTCCGTTTGGCTATAGAGACGCAGCTGGGAATTCTGTTGGAGAAATAACTTTTTTGCGCACCTACTCAAGACTTAAAGAAGACGGCACAAAAGAAACATGGGTTGATGTTTGTGAAAGAGTTATCAATGGAATGTACTCTCTTCAAAAAGATCACTGCAAAAAAAACCGCCTTCCTTGGAATGACGCAAAAGCTCAAGCTTCGGCAAAGGAAGCATTCGATAGATTGTTCAACCTTAAATGGACACCACCTGGTCGTGGTCTTTGGGCTATGGGAACAAATATTGTAAATATACAAAAGAATTCAGCGGCACTACAAAACTGCGCCTTTGTTTCTACTGCAGAAATGAATAAGTTCAACCCAGCAAAGCCGTTTGCATTCTTGATGGAGGCCTCAATGCTGGGTGTTGGTGTGGGCTTTGATGATAAAGGCGCCGACAAAGATTTCACAATCTTTAAGCCAAAGGTCTTGGAGGTAATTAAGCCAATTGTTATTCCCGATACAAGAGAAGGTTGGGTTGATTCAACAGCTCTACTATTAAATTCATATCTAAAACCAGAACAAGACGCAGTTGAGTTTGACTACAGTGTAATCCGTCCAGCTGGCACGCCTATCAAAACATTCGGAGGAGTAGCTGCTGGTCACGAGCCACTTGAAAAGCTACATAAACATATCCGCAAAATGTTTTCTGAACGCAGTGGAGAGAAGCTAACTCGTATAGATATAGCTGACATAGGAAATCTTATAGGTGTATGCGTGGTGTCTGGGAATGTTCGTCGATCAGCAGAATTGTTGATTGGCCGCTTGGACGACCAAGATTTCTTAAATTTAAAAAATTCAGAAAAATTTCCTGACAGAAACTCGTATGATTCATCAGCTCCAGGATGGGGTTGGATGTCTAATAACTCTGTTGAAACAGCGGTCGGAGCAGATCTTTCTAGCATAGTAGAAGGCATATCTCTTAACGGTGAGCCTGGAGTTTTATGGATGGACATGTCTCGCAAATATGGCCGCTTAGCTGACCCACCAAACAATAAGGATCATAGAGTAGCTGGTTATAACCCCTGCGCAGAGCAATCCCTAGAGTCCTACGAGTGCTGTACGCTTGTGGAGACCTATCTCAATAGGCATGACACCCTAGAGGACTATAAGCGCACATTAAAGTTTGCGTACCTATACGCAAAGACTGTGACTTTGTTGCCAACCCATTGGGAAGAGACTAATGCTATCATGCAACGTAATCGTAGAATCGGTGCGTCTATGTCGGGCGTAGCAAACTTTGCCGATAGAGTTGGAGTTCCAGCTCTTCGTGAATGGATGGACCAAGGCTATAAGACTATCCAACGTTATGACAATGTTTATTCTGAGTGGTTAGGAATTAGAGAATCCATTAAAATGACAACCATTAAACCTTCTGGAACTGTTTCAATTCTTGCTGGTGAATCACCCGGCGTTCATTGGACTCCAGGTGGAAAATATTTTAATAGAACTATTAGATTCTCTAACGAAGATCCAATGTTACCTTTATTCAGAATGGCAAACTATACAGTTGAGCCAGCTTCTGAATCCCCAAATACAACATCAGTAGTGTATTTCCCCATCAAGTCACAAGCAGCAAGAGCAGAGCGTGACGTTACAATTTTTGAAAAAATGTCTTTGGCAGCAACTGCTCAAAGATATTGGTCTGACAATTCTGTTTCTGTAACAATATCTTTTAATAAAGATACAGAAGCAGAGCACGTCGGCACAGTTCTTCATATGTACGATGGGCAATTAAAGACGGTGTCATTCCTGCCAAGCGGAAACGATACCTATCCACAAATGCCCTACACTCAAATATCAGAAGAGGAATATACAAATGCTAGTTCAAAACTATTTCCTATAGATTTAACTGGCGTATATGCTGGGATGGCATCAGATGCAATTGGTGAAAGATACTGTACTACTGATTCTTGTGAAATTAAATTCATAAAGGATAACTCAAAAGTCAATTAGATGGTATAATGTATCCTATGGAAGATACTAATAATATAGGAAAATCTATAGCTGTTTTAGATAATGGCTATGTTAGATTAGTTGATGTTATGGGATCTGATCTTTCTGTTGCAAATGCGGCAAGAGCTTCGTTTGCAAAAGAAAGCTCCCAGATGTCAACAGATGACGCTAGACTAATAAATTTTCTTGCAAGAGAAAATCATATGTCGCCATTTAGACATGCATTCGCTACATTCGAGTTTAAAGCACCGCTGCTGGTTGCTAGACAGCATTGGAAATATGTTGTGGGTTCTGATCATACAATGGATTCATGGAATGAATCGTCACGCAGATATGTTACAATGGAACCAGAATTTTATATACCAAAATTAAACGAATGGAGACTTGCTCCAGACAACAAGAAACAGGGATCTGGTGGCCCCATAGACCCTTGGACTGGTTCAATTTTGACTGAAGAGCTAAAGAAGTATATTGAACAGGGCGAAGCTTTATATAAGTTGGCAATGGATAACGGAGCTGCTCCAGAGCAAGCGCGTTTATTCCTGCCAGCATATGCCATGCATGTCGTGTATAGATGGTCTTGCAGTTTGCAGTCAGTAGCTTTGTTTTTAAATCAAAGATTGGCCCAAGATGCTCAACATGAAATAACTAAGTATGCGGAAGCTGTAAAAGATTTAATAAGTCCACACTTTCCGATTTCACTATCATCTCTGGTGGGTAGTTATGTATAAAAATTTATTTCTATCACTGCTTTTTACGGTTTGTTTTAATTGGACAATAGCTATGCAAATACTAAATCAAACATCTAAAAACAAAAGAACAAGAACGGTTTCCGTTTCACTTGCGCTTGCTGTCCCATTAGTATTCGGTTTTATTATATTTTCTTTGTTATAAAACAATTTTTTAAAAAGATAAAAACAGTAAAGGTAAACACAAGTGCCAGCATCTAAATTAAACTACATCGTAGTATACAAAAATCATAGTCAAGTTTACGGCTGCTCTTCTTCTAAGATAGCTATTGAGTCTCCAGTCCCAGATGGATTAACGGATCAAGACAAAAATATATTTTTTGTTACATTTGAACCAGACACTGACAACATATGTCTGCATAAATATGATCCGGATAAAATCGGTGGTTTTGATTTAGATGATAAAAAGGTAAAAAATAAAAATAAGTAGGAATAATGGCTAAAAAAATAAACGAAAAGAAAAAAATAAATATCAAACTTGAATCAGGTCAAACTTATCTGGTAACAACAATAGATCAAATGCTAGTTATATCAAATGCACTATCGCATTATTTCTCTTTTATTAAAGATGAAAAAGAAAGATTAAATATTTTACATCTTAAAGACGAAGCCGTAAAATCGATTAATGAAAATCAATTCATTAGCAAAGTAACCAATGATGAAGACGACAGCTGGTAAAAATGATTGATTTATGTGTAGTAAATTACAATACAAAAGATTTACTCAAGCGTTTTCTAGACTCACTCCACAGTGATCTTAATGAACAAAATAAGATATGGAATCTTTACATATCAGATAATGGGTCTACCGATGGCAGTTGGTCTTGGATAGAAGAAAACAGATTTACGTATCAGATAACTGCAGGTTGGAATAACCAAAATATAGGCTATTCTCTTGCATGCAACGGTATGGCAACTTATGGAGCTGGCGATATAATCTGTTTACTGAACGCAGATGTTTGGCTTACTACTCAGGATCTAATAAATGTTCAAAAAATCTTTGATGAGAATCAAGATATCCATATTCTTGGCCCAAAACAAAGAGACGAAAATGGTTTCATAACACATGCTGGCATTGTAGGAACTAATACAGCTCCAAAACATAGGGGTTGGAAGCAACACGACCCAAACGATAGTCTCTTTAAAGATAGAGTAGAATGCGTTACTGTTTCTGGGTCTGCATATTTTATTAGAAGATCAGTATGGACAGCGTTAACAGGTGATCGTGAATATCAAAGCATGTATCCAGGAGTACTAGGCGCATTCCTGCCAACACCCCACTACTACGAAGAAACTTGGTGTTCTTACTTCGCACGTCATCGTGGATACAATGTGGTGTATGATGGTAGTGTGTCAATCGGTCATAGCTGGCATGCTTCTTCACCAAAACCAGGAGAAGGATACAGCGAAGCAGATAGTAAGTTCAAGGTAAGTCAAGAAATATTTCGCAAATCTTGCGATCAATTAGGAATAGAAAGAGATTAAAATGTCAGATCAATTTAATGTTTATCTTTACAATGCAGAAGTAGTTAAGATAGTCGACGGAGATACTTTTAAGATCAAGATAGATCTTGGTTTTGAGGTTCACATTGGACCAAAGAGTGTAAGATTATATGGTGTTAATACACCAGAAAGCCGCACTACAAATCTAGAGGAAAAGAAGATGGGGCTTGCTGCAAAAGAGTTCACCGATCAATGGATCAAGAAAGCTAATAATAAAGTAAAGATCGAAACTATCCTAGACAAGAATGAGAAGTACGGCAGAATTCTGGCTAGAGTATGGAACGAAGCTGGCGAATGCCTTAATACCGAAATCGTTAAAGCTGGATTAGCTAGAGAATACTTTGGAGTAGGCGATAAAACTTTTGAAGAGTTTAAGAAATAATTTAAATGTCACTATCATTACGGGAAAAAATAAATCAACACTTAAATGACATAGAAGAAAGTGTTGTTTTAATGGATGGTTTTGATGAAGCATTAATTGGTTTGTCGCAAAGAATAAATGAACCTTTATTAGCTGTTTATTCTTGGGAAAAAATGATATCTGTTTGCACAGCTAGGGATGGAATGACTCATGAAGAAGCGGTAGAATACATTGAGTATAATTGCATTGGGGCTTGGATTGGCGACCAAACTCCAATAATAGTGATGCCTTTAGAATTGGACTAGATACAATGCAAACATTTTTACCCTATGCAAATTTACAAAAATCAATTCAAGTTTTGGATTATCGTAGACTTGGAAAGCAGCGCGTAGAAACATTTCAAGTTCTAAATATCCTACTTGATCGTACGCCAACAAAAGGATGGCGTAATCATCCAGTGACCTTGATGTGGAAGGGTTACGAAGCCGCCCTGCAGTTGTATCAAAATTACACCATTCAAGAATGGGTTAATAGAGGGTACAAAAACACTATGCAGTACGAGGATGTCGATATTGATTCTGCGACTATGCCACCTTGGTTCGGCTTAGAAGAATTTCATAGATCACATAGATCTAATCTACTTCGCAAAGACTATGAATATTATTCGCAATATTTTGATGAACCCAACAACTTAGATTATTATTGGCCGGTTAAAGAGTTGGCTAGTGGAAAAAATTAATTAAAACTTGCAGAACAACTTGCATCGCGCATGCTTTAGGATGTAGTATATAAGTGCAATATAAACCAATAACATAAATAGCCGAAAGGAAAACTAATGGCTGAAAATAAATTCAAATACTTCACAATTACAACAACTTCAATTGTTAAGGCACCTACTGTAGCTGAGGCACAGAAGATTGCATCTAGCAATTCCCGCAAGTTGACTGGAACTCGTGGAGAACTCTTGTTTAAAGATGTTGATGTTCAACGCATTACGGCTGTTGAAGCAAGAGAGCAAGTAGAAAGCTAATTATTATTGGATAGGGGGTGGTAGTTTAATAACTATCACCCCCTTTATTTAGGGATAAAAATGTCTAAACAAAAAATTATTGCTCAAATAGTCGGAAGAAATGAAGAAGATAGATTCTTAAAAAATGTATTAAGTAGAATATCAAATCAAGTTGATGAAATTGTTTTTACTGACGACTGCTCAGAAGATAACACCGCTGGTATAGCATCAGATTATGCGCATGTATATAAAACTACAGAACCAACATTTGCAGTTCACGAGGGAAGACTAAGAACAGCTGCCTGGTCTAATCTAGAAAAACATGCTAGTCCGGGCGATTGGATTATAGCGATAGATTGCGACGAGATGCTTTACAGATTAGATAATCTTAATTCTCTTGACATAAGAACAGTCTTAGATTCCTCTGAACAAGATGTGGTTAATGTTAGGTTCTATCACATGTGGGATGAAACTAAATATAGAGTAGATAAACTTTGGGCACCAAATAATAGTTCGAGAATATTTAGATTCATACCTGGTGGTCAGTTTAATGACAGAGCATTGGCGTGTGGGTCTGAACCAACATACGTATCAGAATGGATCAAGAGAAGAAATTTTTGGATAAATTCTGGTCTCGTAATGCAGCATCTCGGATATATCTTTGATGAAGATAAGCAAAAAAAATATAAAAGATATTCTGAGATAGATGGTGGTAAATACCATAACTTATCTCATATTAATTCTATATTAGATAAAAATCCAGTTTTAATAAACTGGGGAAACTTTGGACTTTAAGGAGTAAATATGAAAAATATAAATAAATCCCTTATTCAATTAACAGGTTTAATGAACAGTGATAAAAAATTTGCATTCATTAATATATCTAAATCTTCAATTATAGGATTGAATAAAAAAAATGAAAAATCATTTCCACCAAATGTTTCTAAAGAAATAATTAATTCCATCAATCTTTCTGGTGACAGAGTAATGAAAAACGTTTCGTATGATTTAATGAAAGAAGTGCAAGATGGAAAATATTCTACGATTGGATTAAATAAAGAAATATATTATCATTATCCAAATGCATTTGAATATTATTTTGAAAATAATAAACCAGTATTTGATTCTGTTATTTCTTTTTACATTAAAAATACACCTTCTGTAGTTGTTTCTTTGCATGATCAGAAAAGAATCTCCAATGTACTTGGACTAAAAGAAAATGTTATCAACATATCATATGGAAGTATGTATAAAAAATACGACGAAATATTTGATCAATTAGCAAAATTAAATAACAAAGTACAATACTGCTTGTTAGACTGTAGTTCATTGGGACTAGCTTTGTCCCACAAGATATGGAATGAACTAGATATGTCTATCATTGATTTAGGCAAAACTTTAAACTTTACAAAGGATAGCAATAATCAATTAACAAGTCCCCCCCATGCACAATGACTCTCAAGATAGAGAAGAAGTAGAGCATTTAACCGATCTTTTATTTGATACATCTATGTCTTTGTCTGAGATATGCAAAGAGCTTGGATGGAATATAAACAAATTAAATAAAGAAATAAATAGATTAGGTTTAAATTGGTTAAAAAATTCTAAAAAGAAAATGTCTAGAGGACAAACAGCTTTAACTGCAATAATGCAAAAGCTACTTCCTGGCGAAAAGATAATTAATGAATTTCATATTGGAGATAGACTTAAGCTAGATGTCTACTGCCCTAGTTATCAGATTGCCGCCGAATATCACGGTAGACAACATTTCTTTTATACTCAAAGATTTTTTGATTCCAAATATGAATTTGAGGAAGCACTCCAAAGAGATATTAAAAAAATGGAGTTTTGCAAGCAAAACGGAATTGCACTTGTTGTTTTCAGGTATAATGATAAGCTAACTGAAGAGTCTGTTTTTGAAAGAATGATAGAAGCAATTAGGCATAGCCCATTTATTCCAAAAGATAAACCTAAAAATAAAGTTATAGATACAACAGCCTATAAAATGGTTAAGAAAAAAAATTCTGAATATAGAAAAAAAGCATATAGATTAGCAAAACAAAAAAGAAATGAAAATGGAACCAACAAGCGAAATAAATAAAGACTCTGTACCTTTAGAGTATCAGATATTTGCATTGGCCATTAGGCACGAGGGTGCCATATCGTATTTCTATGACAATCTTCCGGAACAAATTGTTGGTACAATTCATGGAGAAAAAGGAATCAATGAATTTTATGTAGCCCTTTTATCTTTTTACAAAGCAACTAATTTAAATATAGTTAATCCAATAGCTTTTAAATCTTGGTTGCAAAGTGATTCTAATATATACGAGGCTTTGGGCGGCAATCCTGGGATCACAATAATGTTGGACATTCTTAACACAATAGAATTATCTAGTCCTGATGCTATAGCAGAATTGATTAAACATAAAGCAAATAAAAGAAAACAAATTAATTATTTGCAAGAACTACAAAATATTCTTACTCAAAAAGGTATTAAAACCGAAGAAGATATTTCGCGAGTTCAAACTCTTACGTCGGAAATTAGGGAATTAGAAAATCAAATTAAATACAATCCCCTAGATAAAGTAACGACTGGTCTTGACATAATTGAAAGAGTTGATTCCCTATTAGACATTCCTAGTTTCTTACCAACACAGTTTAAGGCTCTCAATAGGGCTATGGGGTATACTGATGAGGGTGGTTTTTTCAGAGGCGCAGTTCACGCAATTATAGCAGCTTCAGGAAAAGGAAAAAGTACATTTGCGAAGTGTTTGGCCAATAATTGGCTAGACAATGGGTATAGAGTTCTTTATATAAATTTTGAAGAGGCAATTGGGCACTGGGAAAGAATTCTAATGACACAGATAATAGAAAAAAATGTATACCTAGAAGCATCTAAATGGTCCGAAGATGAAAGATCTAAATATTTAGAAATTTTTAAATCAAAGCTTTCTAGTTGGGGCAATAGATTAATGGTTAGGCATGATCCCGATACTCCATATTTTGAAGATCTAGAATTTTGGCTCAGAGATATAATAGGCCAGAACTCCATGATGCCGGATATAGTTATAATTGATACTATACAATCAATGTTTACTAGGGGCAAGGGCAAGCCAAGATGGAGTGAATTTGAAGAGATGATGGTTCGCTTAGAAAAATTAGCTAGAGATATGAACTGTGCGCTTATTATTACGGCACAAGAAAATGCGAATAGAATGAAAGAAAAGCGTGAGGTTGTTCAGCAGTCTGATACTGGTGGGTCATTGACGATTCAACAAAAGTGTGCGGTTACAATTTTCTTGACCGAAAAAAGACTAGCAACAGATGATGAAACAGAAGATGAAAACATCATGCAGCTTCAGATACCCAAAAATAGAATTACTGGTTCGTCATTTCTTCATGATCCACCTTTGGTTAAGTATGTCGATTACAAAAAAACATATGAAGAATATGAACCAGTAACAGATAGTTCATATACTTCATCCAACTCATTGCTTGATGACTTATTAAGCGGCAAGGATTTTCACTAATGGCAAACATTACAGTAAATGGTCTTAAAGATTTTCAAATATGTGAGAGACTCTATGATTATAGGCATCTAGAAAAAGCTCCAGAAAAAATATATTCAAGAGATATTTATACAAATAAATTTGAAAATACTATAAAAAATATTATTTATTTTTTCTTTTTTAAAAAACAGTCTGGTATTGTACCCTCATATTCAGCACTTTTAAATAGATGGGAAAAAATGTGGTTCCCCAAAGGCACAACCTCATATGACATTGTAACAGAGCAACACGAAACGGCGTATGGCAATATGTCTAGCCTAACCTCAAAAGCCGCCGCATCTTTGTTAATGTTTTATGAAAAATATAGTGATTCAAATTATATTCCGGTAGCGATTGCCGATGATTATTTTGTTCCAGGAAAAAATGGGAATAATATATCAGATACTTTTGATGTTATTCTATATAAAGATAAAATTTTTTATGTTATTAAATTAATGTTTAATTACAAACAAAGCAATAGAGATCAATATAAAATTGACTTTGCTGCACTATATAAAGGTTTTCAAACTAGGCACCCAGAAAGAATGTCTGAAGTAAAATTTGGAATTATAGATTTAATGAGCCAAAATTTAAACTTTTTTGAATTTATAGTTTCAGATTCTGATATTAGCAATTTAGAACTATGGCATGAAAAGTTATTGGCTACCGAAATATTTGCCCCCAAAAGAGGGCTTATAACATACTGTAAAAAGTGCCCGTTTGATACACCGTGTTCAAAATGGGATGGATGGAAAAAGGATAAAAATAATGACTAAATCAATACTCGATGATATCTTAACGGGTCAGAAAGAAGATAGTTCACTATCCTCTGAAGACGAAATGTTAGATTCTATTTTAAATGAAATTAATTTAATCAATGACGAAAGTATAAGATCTTTTATTAGATCCATATTAATAAAAGCTGATTCCTTTTGGAAGATACCATCAAGCTTTAGCGGAAAATATCACCCAGCAGATGAGCATGGTGAAGGAGGAAATGTCCTTCATACCAAAAGAGTGGTCAGAATAGCCAGTCTTCTTTGTGAATCCTATAATCTTTCTTTGGAAGAAAAAGATATAGTTATATCCGCATGCCTTCTACATGATGTTTGTAAGGGCATAAAGAATATGGATTCAGATAAATTTGAATATGATCCAATGCACCCCTACACTGTTGGAAAGTTTATTTCAAACTGCCAAAAAAGCGATAAGCAGTTTGCTTCAGAGTTAGAGTCTTCTACTCTGTATCTATCAGAAGACATTGTTCAATCAATACTAAGATTGGTTAGATGTCATTTGGGTCCATGGTCACCAGTTCCAGAAACATATCCTATAACTTACTTAGATTACATTGTTCACATTGCGGACAACATCGCATCGAAAATACATAGTATAATAGAAGATAGCGATTTGATAAATCCAATATGGAGAAAAGATGGAACCGGAAAAAAGAATTAAAAGAAGAAACTATCTTTTAAATCATTTAGAATATCTTATATCAGAATCTGTTTACTATAGAACTAATAGTAGCCTAATGGATAATGATAATAAAATAATAATTTGTAATATAAATAATATAGAAAATAAAAAAAAGATATTATGAAAATTCCAACCGATCCAACAAAGTATTTAAGTTCATGGAATCTTGTTGAAACAGCAAAGTATGTTCCATCTTTGTCTAGAATTATTAGAGATAAAGATGGAGAAAATCCAAGATTTACTTCTATATATGATATGGATAACTATTGTAAAAAATACGAAAATGTTGGCATTTACACTTCTATCTGGCATTATAACTCTTCAAATATAAATGAAGCGATAAGGCTTGGGTCATTATATTTCGATTTAGATAATTCTAATCCCAATAAATCCTGGGACGAATGCAAAGTTTTGTATTCATATTTAGAAAAATATATACCAGAAAAATCTTTATTAGTATACTTTACTGGTAAAAAGGGTTTTCATATTGAGTGTGAATCAATAGCACTCGGGATAAATCCATCTAACGCCCTACCTAATATCTTTAGATATATTGCAACTAAGATTAAATCAAATTTAAATATAGAATCAATAGATTTTAGCGTATATGACGCAAGAAGAATGTGGAGATACCCAGGTTCTATACACCAGGAGACTGGTTTATATAAAAATTTAATATCAAAAGATATATTATTTTCTAGTTTAGATAATATTAAATTATACTGTAAAACAAAATCAAATAATATAATTGAAGAACAATCTTTTGACCTAAAGGCCAACGAATGGTTTAGGGATTTTACCTATGATATGGAAATTGATAAACAAAGATCAAAAGATTTTTTAGATTACTTTAACAAAAAAGGATCTTCAGCTTTTAAAACTTTAAAGGCAACAGAGAAAGTTTTTACAGAAAAAGAATTGTTAGAAAACTGTTCTGCGATAGGTAGGCACATGGAGAGTGCGAAAAAAAGCGGCAAGCTAGACCATGAATCAAGACTTTTTTTATGTTCTATATTAACCTATAATGAAGATTCAATTAAGTTTTTATACAGCATTCTCAGTTTGTGTGATGATTTTAATTATGAAAAATCAACAAGCCATATTAATGATTGGATTAAAAGAAGACAGTTAGGAATCGGCGGTAGACCGTACACATGTGAAAGAGCAAACGCAGCTGGAGTTGGATGTGGTGATTGTCATTTAGAGAAAAAAAAGAAGTGGATTACAATAGGAAATAAATTTGTTGAAGGAACAGAGGTTTCAAATCCATCTCCAATAAGGTTTGCTTATAAAAACAAAAAGGAAAATGACAAATGACAAACAATATTAACGATCCAGATGATGTCATAGGGATATGTTCCGAGTGTAAGTCTGATCAACCAATGCGCTATATGTACAATAGTCCATTTGCTCAAGCTGGAAAATCTGTTCCATGTAAATATTGTGGCGGAATTGTTATAATAACATACAGAGAAACTAGAGATCAAGCCCTAGACAATTCTGATACTGAAAGAGGATTGTAGTTTGAAAAATTGGACCAACCTACACAATCATACCGTTTTTTCAATGCTTGATGGTCACGGTAGAGTTGAGGAATATTTAGAAAGAGCTAAGTCTTTGGGGATGAAAGGTATAGCAACTACCGATCATGGCAATATACACTCATGGTTAGACTTCTATGATGCAGGTATCGCTTCCGGCGTAAAACCTATTCTTGGTTCAGAGATGTATCAAGCAAGAAAAAGTAGGTTTGATAGAGACGAGGAAGAGAGATCGGGCCCATCAAAAAATGAATGGGAGCAAAGAGGTCCTTATCATATAACTGTATTGGCTAAAAATAAAATTGGTTATCACAACATAATAAAAATGTCGTCTAAAGCTTTCACTGATGGCTATTATGTAAAACCTAGAATTGATCATGATTTAATCTCTCAGCACTCAGAGGGCATCATAATACTTTCTGGGTGTCTCAACGGGGAAGTGTCTCAAGCACTGCTTAGAAACGATTACAGCACGGCATTAAAGCATGCCGCAACCATGCAGCAGATAGTGGGTAAAGAAAACTATTTTATAGAGATAATGAACCATGGCATAGAAGAGCAATTGGCTATTATCCCTGATTTAATAAAGATAGCAAATACTATCGGGGCAAAGGTAGTGCCGTCCGGAGATTGTCACTACGTGCATCAGCATGACGCAAAGTCTCATGACATAATGTTATGTGTAGCAACAAACTCAAATGTTAATACTCCAAATAGATTTTCTTTTTCTGAAGATAAATTCTACCTTCAATCATATGAAGAGATGGCTTCTGTATTTTCTGAAGAACATTTAAAAAATACAATGCACGTAAGCGATATGGTTGAATTAGAATTAAATTTTGGAGAAATACATTTTCCAGATTTTCCAATTCCAACAAAGGAATCGTCTACAGAATACTTTGAAAGACTTGCTTGGGATGGACTCAAGCTGAGATACGGTAACCCGCTTCCTCAAAATATAATAGATAGAGCTAATCATGAAATAAAAGTAGTAAAGGAAATGGGATTTTCTGAATACTTTTTGGTAGTTTCCGATTTAGTAAAATGGGCTAAAGATAATGAGATAAGAGTTGGATGGGGTAGAGGGTCAGCGGCTGGAAGTGTTTTATCATATGCATTTGATATTACCAATTTAGATCCACTTAGATTTGGTTTGATGTTCGAAAGATTTTTGGTTGAAGGAAGAAAGTCAATGCCAGATATTGATCTTGACTTTGACGATAGGCATAGAGATGAGGTAATCGAATACGCTAGATCCAAGTATGGAAATGATAAAGTTGCTCATATCTGTACGTTTAATAGAACTGGTGCTAGACAGTCTCTGCGCGATTCTGCTAGAGCTTTAGGTTATGATTTTGTATCTGGAGATAAAATAGCAAAACTTGTTCCTGCTCCTGTTTTGGGAATTTCAAAAAATTTATCTGAATGCATGGACGTGCAGGAGTTTAGATCAGAGTACGATGCGAGTAGCGATTCAAAGCTGATTGTAGATACTGCCCTTGGCTTAGAGGGTTTGGTTAGACAAACGGGCATACATGCAGCCGGTGTTGTTATATCTAAGGGCCCCTTAACCGACTATCTTCCAGTAATGAAAAAGGGAGCTGATGCACCGCTAGTAACCCAGTGGGATATGGGTAGAGTAGAGCAGTGCGGCCTATTAAAAATCGACTTCTTGGGTCTAAGAAATCTTGGCGTAATAGATTCATGTATTAAATTAATACAAAAAACAAAAGGAATATTGTTAGACATAGAAAAAATTCCTTTAGATGATCAAAAAACTTTTGAAGAATTATGTAAGGGAAATTGTATGGGAGTGTTCCAGTTAGAATCAGCTGGGATGAGACAGTTAATGATACAACTTCAACCTCAAAACATAGAGGATATAATGGCCCTAATATCATTGTATAGACCAGGCCCTATGGGCTCTGGAATGGACAAGCTTTACATAGATAGAAAAAACAAAAAATCTAAAATATCATATGATCATGCTAAGCTTGAGAGTGTTTTGGGCCCATCTTTGGGTATTATGCTTTATCAAGAAGATGTTCTTGGTGTTGCTAGAGAGTTGGCTGACTTTAGTTCAGCCGAAGCAGACGACTTGCGTAAGGCTATTGGAAAAAAACAAATGGATAAAATCTCTTTGTTCAGAAAAAAGTTTGTAGAAGGCTGTGTTAAGGCTTCGGGTATAACTGAGGATAAGGCCAACAAGATTTATTCTGATATCGAGTACTTCGGCGGCTATGGATTCAATAGGGCACATGCTGCCAGTTATGCAATGATTTCCTATACTACAGCATATCTAAAATCAAATTATACCGTAGAGTACATGGCGGCTTTGATGAGTTCTGTAGTGGGGAATAAAGATAAACAGGCCTTGTATCTTGCTGATTGCAGAAAGTTAGGAGTGAATGTACTCCCTCCATCTATAAATAAATCTGGAATAGATTTTGAAGTAGTAGATAATTCTTCAATAGTATTTGGCCTATCTGCTATTGGCGGCATTGGTATGACTATTGCAGAAAGCATTGTACAGGCAAGAGATTTACAAAAACCATATACAAGTATGTATGATTTTTATAGAAGATGTGATCCAGTAACTTTAAAAAAATCAACCCTAGAACACCTTGCTTCAGCTGGTGCATTAGATGAGTTAATAGATGACAATGACGTAGAGATTAGTAGAAGAATTGAATTAGAAATTCTTGAAAAAGAAAAATCTGAACTAGGGATATATGTCACTAGTCACCCAGTCATGGGAATATGGGACGTAATTACCAACCAAATTACAAGTGAAATTATTGATCTTAGCTCTTATGATTCTGGTACTCCAGTAAAAATTGGTGGAATAATTAATTCTATTAAAAAGATGATCACAAAAAAGGGCGATAAGATGTTCAAGTTGGACCTTGAAGATATCTCGTCGAATATAGAAGTTATTGTTTTTCCAAGAGCAGCAAAAGAAATACCCAATGATTATTTTAATGTTGGAGATATATTAATTATAAGTGGAAACCTGAACAAGGAAAATGATGAAGAAAATTCTATTACAAAAATATTTTATAATTCATCAGAAAAAATTGATCAAAAAATTTTTACTGGTGGAAAACCAATTATTTTTAATTTAAAGAACAACATAGGTAACGTGACAATAGATAGCATATATGATATAATATCTAATAATAAAGGTAATAGACCTGTTTTTTTAGAAATTTGCGATAATAAACATAAATTTATTTATAAGTTTGATACTTTGGCATCAACAAAAATAGTGCCAATAGTAGAAAAGATATTAGAGTTGGAGATAAAATAATGACACTTCCAGGATCTTATCAGAACCCATCGACAAAGCCATGTTGGGTATATTGTTCTTCGTGCAGCAGATGCCAAGACAAGGGTAGGTACACAAAGTGCAATGGCTGTAGCGGTAGATATGACCCAGCTGGAAAGATTGACGTTCATAATGATGATTTTTGCGACTGCAAGAATGGCATTCTAAGATGGAGAACCAAAGAGGGTAAGCTCTTAATGACAATATTTAAAAGTAATCCATTCAAGGGCACAGTAAAGTATGAAAAAAAATCTGAAGACGAAAGAGATTGGGATTCTTACGTAGCTGATATGCAAGAAAAAATGGACGATCCAAATTTCAATCCAATAACAATATACGAGGACTAATATGGGTAATAAAAAAGAAGTCGGAAGAATGCTGCTTGGAGATATTCAATTAATTGAATATGAACACCTAGAACCGCATGAATCATCATACTTCTTGCAGTCTGGAGTAGTCGGTTTTCTTGCCACAAAACAAGAATTACATGATATATATAGTTTATTAAATTACTATTTCAATATAGATTCAATACACAATACAGTGATTTCGGTTGATTAGGAAAATATTATGTCTTGGCCGTATATAGAAAATGATTTTATGGAAATAGGTAATTCGGGTTGGGTTGCTGTTGGAGAAAACCTATATAAAAATATGATTAACAATCATACAATAGATAAAGACGGCATAGAATATGATGCCCAAGGAAATATTGTATACGATCCACGTGAAGAGTTAAATGACAATAGCAATTAAAAAATTAGAAGATTTAGACCCACTACAAAGACTATCTCTTACTGAGTTTTCCTATTCAAGGATAGATACCTATAAGCAGTGTGCTGCTAAATATTTTTATTCTTATATATTAAAAGAACCAAGACTATTTGGCGAAGCAGCAGTCCTTCGGAAATATTGTTCATACAGTTTTAGAAAATGTTATAACTAATGATTCTTCTTTAGATTATTCTCAAATAGAAACTGAATATCAAAAAAGTAAAGAATCATACGATCCAGATCAAAAAATATCAGAACAACTTATTTCTGTAGGCAAAGAAATACTTGATGAATTTTATGATGAAAATATAAATACACAATTTAATGTATATGATAAAGAATATGCATTTAAATATGTGCTAGGCAATCATTTAATAATTGGTTTTATAGATAGAATAGATGTTGTTGGGGATCAAGTAACAATTGTTGATTACAAAACTGGTAAATGGGAAGTCTCTCAAAAGAGTATACCTAGCAACCTTCAGCTGGGGATATATGCAATAGCAGCTTCAGAGTTGTTTCCGGATAAAACAATAACGGCTGAACTTTATTACTTAAGATCTGGCAAGCATAAGAGCCATACCTATACAAAAGATGATCTCGAAAGACTTAAGCAGGATGTCATAAATTCCATAAACGAGATTATCAATGACAACTCATTTGCTGCCACAGCAAACTCTAGGGCATGCAGTTATTGTGACCACGCAAAAAGTGGGGCATGTGGCACTGGCGTGTTTAGAAACAAAAGAGCAGCAGGGGCATAAAAAAACCCCCGCATTTCTGCGGGGGAATTTTTAATATTCTATTAATTAGAAGCTTGAGTCTGACTCAAAGACCAGATCATTAGCTTCAAGGCCCTCAAACTGAGTAACCAGCTTGGTTGCCATTGTGTTGTCGTAACCAGCCTCTTGTAGGCTATCGATTACATTGTGGTTTATTGCTTGTTTGATGCTGTTAAACAGCTCTGTTTTTGTTGTCATGGTTTCCATTATATCTTTCTGCATCCTCCGTTGCAACTCCTGCAACATATTTTTGTATATTTATCTTTTATAAAGTATAATGTTTCTTAAGAGTTATATTATGCTATGAGCAAGATAGAGGTTACTACATGAAAACTGAGATTGTCAACTCGAAGACATTTTTTTCTGCAAGATCTTCAAAAAAATCTCCAACCTTTTCTAAGACAAAATTAGAAAATTTATTAGAGGTGGTGCAGACTGAAAAAAAAGTTGCCAGTAAAGGTAACGCCTATAAGAATACTAAGACAGGATTTAGAACCGACATACAGCTTAATGTAAGATCTAATTGGGAAGCTAATTTCGTAAGAATACTTAACGGATACAGTATCAAATTTGAATTTGAACCAACAGTATTTTCATTCCCAATCAAAAGGGGAACTAGGGGTTACACCCCAGATTTTTTTATTAATAAAACTGGAGAGTGGGTTGAAATAAAAGGATATTTGGATACAAAAAGTAAAGTTAAATTAAAAAGATTTAAAAGGTATTATCCAAAAGAATTTGAAAAACTGATATGCATCATTAGTAAGTATTCAAAAGATGCTGTTGAATTTATGGGAGAATTAGAGGTTCCAATGGTGATATATTATGAGGATATAAGAACAGAATACAGTTCAGTAGTTTTAAATTGGGAAGGCAAATAATTAATGGCCGCCTATAAAGAACAATACTATAATCTTGAAGAATCAGAAATGCAAGATTTAATTGCAAGAGCAAAAAAAGAAGATCCAAAAGCACAAGAAGAATTATTAAAAGTATTTAATAACTTTTTAACCAAATACGTGGCATTGCTTTATCATGGCAGATATAATCTTGATGATTATGACATTAGAAGGTTCATAAGTTTATTTGTTAAAAATTCTTATGTTAGGTTTGCCCTAATGAAAAATAAATTAAATAAGCCAAATTATAAACATGTTCAAGAAGTTATGAGCCGGCATACAATACATGACTAAAAGATATGGAGACGAAGAAGATATACGACAGACTATCAGCGTGACCTTCTTTCAATGTATAAAAAGGTATGAAAGAAAAGATTCTGCAAAGGGTCCTATACCATTTAGCGGTTTTTTATATAGTTATTTTTTTTATCTTTTAAAAAAGAATGTAGATACTTTTTTAATAGATCAATTAGGAAGAAAAACATTTCCACTGATAACTAGTGATTCATATGATGATGAAGAAGAAAATTCACAACCTGGATTTAGGCCAGAACCGGTTGAATATACACTGGAGCAGTTTATTGCTACTGATGAATTGAATGAGATGTGGGTTCTTGGAGAAAAAACTATTCCACCTTTCGATCAACTTACCGTTCAAGAGAGACAGCTGATAAAATGGAGGTTCGTAGATGGAAAAAAATCAAGTGAAATTTCTGAAAAAATAAACGAACATCCAAACACCGTAAGAGAACATTTATCTAAAGTTAAATTAAAGTTAAGAGACATTATTATACAACACGACATGCAAGAAATTATAAAAGACTTAAATATAAAAAAGGACATTTAATGAACCTTCAAAGCATAGAACAATTACAACATCTTCTTTCTGATTTTTTAAATCCCCAAATTCAAGAGGTGATAAATTCCTATGTAGACAACAGCAAAAATAATCCTTACTTTATAGAGATACCAGAAGAAGATGTCATTGATCTTGGCCTAGATAAGCTGGCGTCGCTTGTCGCAAGAACCTCAAATGTTTATGGAAGATCAGCAAGATTTGCTGGCATGGCTAGAGCAAACTATAAGTTAATAGAAGGAAAATATAAAAAAGTTTATAAATCTTCTAGAGTTGGAAAAAATGAAGCAGAACGAGAAGCAGCTGCAATGGAAGCTGCAGAGGCAGAGTACTCTGCGCTTGTTACATGTGAAGCTATTGTGAATTTAGCTGAGTCCCTAGAAAGCTCTGCTAGAATAGCTTCTGAATCAGCTAGAAAACTTATGGACAAAGTACAATCGATGCAGATAGCATCAAGTAGAGAATCTAAGGGTTATTACTTAGATGAAGACTTTAAGACATACTAAAGGATAATTTATGTTTATTGGACACTATAAAAATGTAAATAAAGTAGATGAGTTTTATTCAGAAAAAAAAGATGGATTAGATTTTCCAACTCAAGTAGAATATAAAAACAGTAGATACTTGCTTACGAATACTTATATGGTTAATTCTAAAAGCCAAGAAGATAATATAAAAAAAAGAGCACAAGAACTAAATATCTTAGTAGATGTAAAAATAGACTAATGAATGTAGAAGTTTTTTGCGATGGAGCTTCTAGGGGCCAAGGACAAAAGAAAAGGGGAGAGGCAGCTTGCGCAACGGTAGTTTACAAAAATAGAAAAAAAGTTGCACAGTTTGCGAGAGGTCTTGGAGCTAGAACCAATAATGAAGCTGAGTATGAAGCTGTAATAGCCGCTCTTTTGATATGTGCTTTGTCTGATTTTATTGATCCAATTATTTATACTGATTCAGCTGTAGTCGCCAATCAAGTAAATGGAGTGTGGAAATGTAAAAGTCCAGCTCTCTTCCCCCTGCTGATGACAATTGAGGAAATAAAATCAGAATATAGATTTAGACTTATACAAGTCCCAAGAAATTTAGTTTGGGAGCCAGATTACTTAGCAAATACTTTTCTAGATCAACTAGAAAAGAAACAAAAAGAAATGTGATATAATCTATAACTATGGAAAAATTTAGAAATAATCAACCTATCATAATAGGTTTAGCTGGTAAAGCGGGTAGCGGCAAGACTTCTGTGGCTGAGGCCATTGTACCCAAGGGCTCCCTAGAAGCAGTAAAATTTGGTTATAGATGGGATCATTTATTTTTTGCTCTACCATTGTATGAAATGGCTTCTATCAAAAAAAATATAATGGGCATAAATGAAAAGTCTAGAAAACTATTTGCTTTACATTCAGTTCTTTATGAGCTATATGGCGGCTCAGCGATTGGGAACATGCCGGATTATGAAAAATTTGTAGAAATAGTTTATGAAATTGAAAGTCTATCAATAGAACCTGAAGGCGTAAAGCCTAGAACATTTCTCCAGCAAGCTGGCGATGTATGTAGAAGTAATTATGCAGATTGTTTTGCACACTGGGCTATTATTAAAAGTTATAAATTATATACTCAATTCTGCAATGAGAGCGATAATATAGATGACGCAAAAATGGCAGTAATTATATCTGATGTTAGATATCCAAATGAGGCGGCAGCAATAAAGAAACAACCAAATGGATTAATAGTATGTTTTGATGCGTCTGAGGAAACTCTAAACAATAGACTTCTTAAAAGAGATGGACTTGTTCCAACAAAAATCCAATCAGAACATGCCTCAGAAAACGGAATAGATGAAGTTAAAAAAATGGCAGATATTATTATCAATACAGATGATATGTCACTCGAAGATCAAACTTTAAATACACTAATAACACTAGGAATGAAAGTAGAAACAAATGCCTAAGATAAGCAAAAATGCCTTTGAACAATCAACAGATTCTCCATTGGATTCAATGATTAATGCCAACCCAGGCATAAGTATTTCAACATCTCCAGTTTTAGTTTGCGGTGTAAACAGAAAAATAAACATTGGAAATTTTGAAAATATAGATGTCTATGCCGGCATCAGTCTTCCTTTAAGCGATGTTTCCCTTGAGGATAAGGAAGCTCTCCAAGCAGCAATAGAAAGTGCGGCAGCTTATGGGTTTTCGATAGTCTCAAAAGAGACTGGAGATAGATATGTTTTAATTAAAGAGTCCCAACAGGGGAAATAGCTAAAACGTATATTTGCAAGTTACTATTATAAATAATATAATATTACTATTAATTATCCAAAATTAAAAATAAACAGAGGTTAAACATGTTTAAGAAATTAGCCAGTAAAATAAAGTCAATTGCATTCAATGCCCAAAAGTTAGATCCAAACAGCTCTATTGCTAAGGCTCAGGCTAAGATCATTGACGAACTTGCCGATCAAGCACAAGCGGTTGCAGAAATTGCAGTTGAGGCAGCGGAGAAAATTGCTTCAGATGCAAAGAAGGAAGTTGCTAAAGCTGTTAAGGAAGCATCTTCCCCTAAGGCCAAGAAGGTTGGGCCTCGTCCAGAGGACGCTGCAAGAGCTGCAAGCTCAACAGCAAAAAAGGGTCGTCCTAAAAAGTCAACTAAATAACCTAATGTCTTTAGCTAAGTTTAGGTTGGTCTCTAAAGGAAACGCAGCTCCTAAAAAAATTGGACAAACACCAACCCCAAAGACCAAACCTAAACCTAAGGATTAAGCATAATGGTTTTTAAAAAAAATGTTTATATTAGTGGTCCAAGAATGGGAACTAATAACTCAATGTATGGTATCGAACTAAAGAAATCTTTAAAATCAAAGAAGAGTTCTAAAAAACCTAAGAAAAAATAATGACACCAGCGTCACCAAATAATATAATTGTTCACAACAATTTTCTTTCTGAAAAAGATTTAAATAAAATTTTACTTTTTTGCGAAAACCAAACCACATGGGTAAATAGCACCTTTTATACAAAGGGAAAATTGCAAACTTATAATGATCAAAGAGTTAACTTTAGTAATTCTAATTCAGAAGTTTTTAATTTATTTACAGAAATATTGCGTTCTATTCAAGATAAAATAGAGTGGACATATGGGACTAGATTAATTGATAAAAAAACTGAAAGTGAATCAGTAAGAAAGTGGTCTCCAGGGGATTCTCAAGAAATACATGCTGATAACGAGCGTGAAAATGGAGGATTTATTAGTCTTGAATATATTACTGATAAAGATCAATACCTTGATGAATCAGAGCATTCGCTTCCCAATGATTTTATTGAATATTCTTCTGTATTTTATATCAATGATAATTATATTGGCGGAGAATTGTTTTTTCCTGAATACGATATAAAGATTAAACCAAAAGCTGGTACATTTATCACCTGGCCAAGTAATTCAAAATATATGCATGGAGTTTGTGAGATCATAGATGGGTATAGGTACACTATCCCAGGTATATGGTACAGCGAAAAAGCGGTTCTTCTTAATTCAATAAAAAGTTTTAAATGTGCTAGTCGTATTTCTGAAGAAAACTATAGCGATAAATTTGTAAAAACCTCAGTACTATAATATAATATTAATACTATAATTAAGAATATCTTTTGTTAGAAAGTAAAAAATTATGGCAAAATCACCGGCATGGCAACGCAAGGAAGGAAAAAATCCTAAGGGACGGACTGAACCGAAAAGGTGTTGCATCATATCGTGCGGCAAATCCTGGGTCCAAACTAAAGATGGCAGTTACGACAAAGCCAAGCAAGCTTAAGCCAGGATCAAAAGCAGCAAAGCGTCGCAAGTCATTTTGCGCTAGAATGGGTGGTATGGCTGGTCCAATGAAAGATAAAAAAGGCAGGCCTACGCGCAAAGCATTGGCTCTTAAAAAATGGAATTGTTAATTAAAGGATTACTATGTCAAAATACGTTACAACTACAGATAATAAAGATCAACAAAAAGAAAAAAATGTAAAAAAGAAATCTACTACAAAAAGTAAATCTAAAAAGAAAGAAGAACAATAATATGAAGTACGGCAAAATGGAAAAAAAAACATCAGCAAAGAAAGCTCCAGCAAAAAAATCTGGTTCAAAAATGTCTGGCATGACACCAGCCCAGAAAAAACTGCCCCCATTTATACAGGCAGCGATTGCTAAAAAGAAAAAAAAGAAGTAAATAATTACATTATGATGCAATAATAATATTATTTATTGCAAATAAAAACACTTAATAATAGGAGATAAAAATGGCCAAAGTTGCTTGGGATTACATTGTCCCCGTAGTTCTTCCAAAAGACCTTAAGGGTATCGAGCCAGGCAAACTGCCCGCCGACCTCTTGAAGGCAGTTCCTGGCGGCGGAAAGATGCATTGGATTGCCGCCGCTGCATGGACAGCAATGGTTGAGAAGGCAAAAGCTGCGGGGGTTGAGCTAAAACCAACTTCTAGCGGTGACACATATCGTTCATATGATTCTCAAAAAACAGGATTTCTACAAAGATATCAAACTGAAGCCATTGCAGGTGCGAGCACTAAAACCTTTGAAGGCAAGACTTGGTACCTCAAAAAGGGTATGGCGATGCTTGCTACGCCAGGTAAATCGCAGCACAACCTCGGCTTGGCCGTTGACGTCCATTCGGCATCTGAGCCAAAGCGCCTTAACTGGTTGATTGCAAACGTTAAGGAGTTTGGATTTTCATGGGAAGTAGTTCCAAGCGAACCCTGGCATTTGCGCTATGTGTGTGGTGATAACCCACCTCCATCGGTAAAAGCATGGATGGATGCAAATGGAGTAACAGCACCAGCCGTTAGTGGACCAGCTCCAACAGCAGGGGGTAATGATGTGAGTAAGCTTCAGGAGGCTTTGAAAGCTAAGGGATTTTATAAGGGTGAAATTAACGGACAAAAAAACGCAGCAACAGATGCCGCTGTAAAAGCATTCAAGGTTGCAAACAAACTTGCTGCTGATTCAGTTGTTGGTCCAAAAGTAAAAGAATTACTGGGTCTCTAATGGAAATTGTATGGGCTTCTGCTGTTACTGGCGCGTTTGGAGTTCTAATGCTTCTCATAGAGAAGGGTCGTCGTGAAAATGTTAGAGACCACGGTTATGTTGCACAAAAACTTGATGACCTGAAAGAAGATATCAAGGATATTGATGAAGATGTTTCTAATATAGAGGCAAAGCTTGATACTCATATTAGGGACCACGTTACTGGTCAATTTGTTGTTGATAATATAAAATTTAAAACAGGCGAAAGAATTAAAGATGGCGTCAAAAAAAGATAAGAAATGGATACAGGGTGCGATCAAAAGACCTGGAGCTTTTACCGCAAAAGCTAAAAAAGCTGGCAAATCTGTAGCGGGCTTTGCAGCCGCAGTTTCTAAAAATCCAGGCAAGTACAGCCCACTCACTCGCAAGCAAGCCTCGCTTGCTAAAACATTAAGAAAGATTAGCAAAAAAAAATAATGATAAAAGATAAATTAAATTTATTTTATTTTATTCATAAAGATAAAATTGTACACTGTACTTATTTTGCGTTACACGCAGTCCAAATATATCTCATATTAAAGATATCATAATGGCTGCAAAAAAAGTAGCCGTTTGGGACAGCCCGAGTCCAAGAAAGAAGTCAAAGAAGCTTTCGTCTAAGGCCAAGGCTTCAGCTAAAGCTTCTGCAAAAGCTGCTGGTCGCCCCTATCCAAACTTGATAGACAATATGAGAGCAGCAAA